TACCTCAAGAGCAAAACTGCCCTTATGACTGGTTTTGATTGCTACAGAACTTATCTAGCATTCAAGAATCATTTTACGAAGGATAACTTTGATTATTTTAAGTATGGCGGTAAGACAAACGCAACTACCACATCATTTAATAAGAGAAAGGACAAATATTTTTTTGAAAAGATGTCTCGTCAAAAGAAAGACGAAGATATTGTAGATTACTTTACTGCTATATTCTCTCAGTGTGATGACCCACAGAGAATGTGGATAGGAGAGATAATAGAAACAGGTGAAGACAAGTATAATGATTGGAAGAAAAAGATACAGAGTTTAAATTATCTTTTTAAACAAGAGATGACTGAACTTTGTAGTGACAAAGATTTCAACTCTTTGTTTGAATGTAAGAATGGAAAACACCCAATCATTATCAAAGAACATTTAAAGAAGAAGATTACAACAGAAACATTAGTGATACTTGATGGTATGCTTGGATATAAAAAAGACTTTGATGCCAAGTTAGATGATTTTGTATGGAAAACCGTCAGTATGAAACTTGACAAATACAAACCGTTTTTGTTAAATAATATTAACCTTAAAAAGTACAAACAAACCCTCAAGGAGATTGTAGTTAAATGAAGTTTGATTCTAACAGTGAGTTTTTTGATTCAGAAATGGTTCAAGAGAGTCTTGAAGATATCAAAGAACTTCAAGATCTAATTACACAAGGAATATTAGATACAGCTTTCTCTTCTATTACTGGATATGAGGAGGATGAGTTGGAACAACTTGATTTGATTGAAGAGTTGTTAGAGAAACAAAAACTCATGTACTTTAGGTGTAAGTTATCTAAGGATGAAGATGCGATGATGGTTGCAGAGAATATGAGAGAGTCACTTAGACAGATGGGTATGCCTAGAGGATCAACTGTAGAAGAAATGTTTGATAAATTAAAAGGTTCAATTCGTAAGTTGAGAGAGACGCTTGACAACTAAATAGTAGTGTGTTATATTAACTTTGTAAGGACGCTTACATCGGGAGTGACTGAATAAACTTGCTGGCATACGTCTAGTTAAGGTGATGAGTTAGAGGTGGTGCTCGCTGCTGGGAACAGTAGAACTACAAACCAAGTAGAACTCAGGTCTGATGGTATTTCTAAACTGTAGAAATGCCCCATCAGTGTTGGAACACAGAAACCCAACCTCCCTCTTTAACACACACAAAAAGTAAATCTAATAAAATCTAATGTCTTTTTCTAATCTAAAAAAACAATCCTCACTTGGTTCTCTGACTGCAAAACTTGTTAGTCAGGTGGAAAAAATGAACAAAGGTTCAAATGGTGTAGATGATCGTTTATGGAAACCAGAAGTTGATAAAGCAGGTAACGGTTACGCAGTAATCAGATTTCTCCCTGCACCAGACGGAGAAGATTTGCCTTGGGCAAAACTCTACACTCATGCATTCCAATCATCTGGTGGTTGGTACATAGAGAATTCACTAACAACACTTGGTCAAAAAGATCCAGTTTCTGAGCACAACTCACAACTTTGGAACTCAGGTGTTGATTCAGATAAAGAAGTCGCAAGAAAACAAAAACGTAAGTTATCTTATTACAGTAACGTTTATGTTGTTAAAGATCCTTCAAACCCATCGAATGAAGGTAAAGTATTCTTATTCAGATATGGAAAGAAAATCTTTGACAAGATAACTGCTGCAATGCAACCTGAGTTTGAAGATGAGACACCAATCAACCCATTTGATTTTTGGGCTGGTGCAAACTTCAAAATCAAAATCAAGAAAGTCGCTGGATACTGGAACTATGACTCATCAGAGTTTGCTGATCCTGCTCCACTTCTAGATGATGATGATGCAATGGAAGCAGTTTGGAAACAGGAACACTCACTCGCTGAGATTGTTGCTCCAGATCAGTTCAAGTCATATGAAGATCTTAAGAAGAGACTTGATTATGTTCTTGGTCTAACTGTTGCACCAAAGAGACAGGATCCAGAGGTTGCTGATGAAGAATTTGTTACAACCACAAGTGAGGAACGTGCAGTTGCTGACACAACACCATCCTCTGTCAATACAGATGAGGATGAAGAAGATGCACTTAGCTATTTTGCAAAATTAGCTGAAAATTAGAAAATAACCCGAAAAAAATTTCGGGCCATTTTTTACGCCAGAGGTCGCTCAAAACGACCTCTTTTTTTATGGCGAAATAAGTCTTGGATTTTCGGTTTTCTTGAGTTTTTTATCTATGAATTGTGATGACTCTTTATAATTCATAATATTTGGCATCTCCTCTAGAAAAGCATTCAGATACTCTAATCTTAAAATATTGATATTTCTTTTATCATCATTTACTTTTGTTTCGTGATCCAAAAAGGTAATTTCCGTAATTTTTGATTCTGTTCTTAAAACACCATTATCTATGAAACTAATCGAATGGTCTGACGGAACATTTAATCCTGATGGTTGAACTAATTGACCTCTTGAGTTTCTTATAAGTTGAGTTTCATAATGATGAACATTTCCTAATTGTTCAGAGGTATATTTTTCATTTAGATATGTCAAGAAATCTTGGTTTCCCATAGGCCATTCATCTCTAACATGTACAATATTATTTGTTGTTAAAATGACCCAATCTAACGCTGAGTTATTGTAAATCTTATACGCAATTTGATCTGGTCTTTCATCACCTTCAACAGAATATTTTGTAAATGCTACAACTGCGTCAAAAACGTCATTACGAATAACTGCTCTTTTAAATAAATTTTTTACAGTTTGATAATCATAAGCAGATGTTCTCTCATTTGCTAATGATGGATAATCTAGATTTGGTACTTTTCTAAAGTAACTATGTGGTGATCCTGAGTATGTCATTTTAATATCCTACACTATCCATTGGAGTAACTTGTTGATCTCCCTCATATATTGGTCGAAGTTCAGTAAATGAAAGATCCATTTTGAGTGCAACTGGTTGTGAATCATGATATGCAGACCAATAACCATTTGGAGCATAATCAACTCTCATTGCTGTTAATGCAAGACCGCCTGGATTGAACATATTTACAGTTTTTAAAACATCTTTGTCACCTTTACCATTTTTATATTCTAATTTAAAAATATCAGGATTTGCAAGAAAAGCTGTATTTCGATATTTTGGTGCTAAACCTAATTTTAGAAAACGAATAATATTTCTAATCTCTTGACCTTCTTTTTGTCCTCTTGCAACCATTAAATATGTAAAGGAAAAGTCTCGAATCACAGGCCCTTGAAATAACATCTCTGCATTTGGGTTTTGAATATGACCACCAACTCTTGCAAGATATGTATCCTGATCAATCTCTGTTCCTGATAATAAACTTGCTATAGATGTAGTGACATTATTGGTCATCTGTTGTCCAGGCCCAACAAAATTACCTGTGCCTGCGTCACCTCTTTTTTGATTTTCCTTTGCCTCTTGTTGTAATTTTGCTTGCTCACGATTAACTTGATCTGCTCGTGGTACAAGACCAAATAAACTAAAGAGTTGATTTGCATCTTCAGCAGAACCAATACCCATTAATCCAGCAGAGTTGATTTCACTCTTTCCCCAAGCACAGGCGTTTGCATCAGTCGCCTTTGGCATTGGTAGAAAAATACTTCCCATTGATTCTTTACCGAGAAGACTATCTCCAGCGACATTTATTTTTTCACCTTTAAATTTTTCAACTCTCTGCGGCTTACTCATATTTACATCTGCTCTTACATACTTATATTTTGAGATCTTAAAATGATCTTGTTCAATATTGAGATCTAATGGATAAGCATGATTTTTAGCATCCTTCCTTTCATTAGTATTATAAGTTTTAAAAGCAGTAAAATGAGTATAATCATCGAATGTTCCACTCTTATCAGCAATATTTCGACCTGATCGATAATCATCAATTGAAGCTACAAATTGTGAGTTATTAAAAGCTTTTATATCAGTATCATATTTTTGTTGCAATTCTTCGTCACTAACCTGTTCGATGTCACTTGCTTTTTCGATATAATCGTCCGATTCTCCTCCAGAATTGGCAATATTATATGCTGTGATTGATACATCATTTTCTTTTACTGTTACCCACTCTGGGTTTGGAGTTCCATCTGAAAGAAATGGAGCGACAGGTCTCATGCCACCATTTGACCTTTTTTCCTTTATACCATTTAATTTACCGCTGCTTTTATCATAACTAAAACTAGCCTCACTAAAAGTGACTCCTGTTACTGTTTCTACTTTACTTTGTTTATCTGCCATTAGTTTTTGTTATAAATTCGATCTCTTGGAACTGGAATTCCTCTCATATCAATGAATCTTTCAGTTGGAAGTTGTGCAACATCCGACCACTCACTATTTGGAATACGATATGGTGTTCCTCTCACACCTGTATAGAGATATTTATGTAGAGTTCGAGGAGGAACCGCAACCGCACCCTGAGCAGAGTTATTTAGTAAGCTTATTGCAAGTTCATCTCTTTGTGTAAGACGGACGTAGTGTAGATTACATCCCAGAAATCCACCTGTTTGATATTCGATCACATATGCAAGTGGATACATGTCATAATATGGTTGTTTTGTTTGTGCTGAGTATGTGAAAAAATATAATTGGCCAGGCGCAAATCCAGCAGTATCTGCTGCATCACTATCAAATCTTGTAGATCCAAGTTCCTCAAGTAATTGACTACGAAAATAGTCTTCACTGACTTGATCACTTACTTTATTGAGTATGTTTTGTAGAATACTCATCTGATTCCTAATTCTTTTTCAGTCATAATTTTAAACTCTAATTTACGATCATCACAAAATTCTTTGGCTGCTTTCCACTTTGCTTGATTTTTCACATAAGTCATCGATTCGTTGATTAATGTCTTTCTTGACTTTCCCTTTGTAATTTTTGGTTCGAGTGTCTCTCTCATTGGTTTGACTTCAATTACTGATCTACGAATGTTATTATCTTTATCTTTATATTTAATGAAAAAATCTGGAAAATATCTACGAACACGATTTGTTGTTGGATCTTTGTACGGTATCCAAAATTCCTCTGACGCCCATTCAAGTATATTCTCATTCAAATCACAGTAATTCATAAACTTTCTCTCCCAAAGAGACCTATAAATAATATTTTTAGCATTCCCTTTATACTTTTTAGGGTTAGATGGTCTATAAGTCCCTTTATAGCTCATATATAGTAATAACAACTTAAGTTTATTTATTGTGGCTAATAATAGTTTATTTCCGAGAGCAGATCAAATATTTAAAGGTAACATGCTTGATGTCAGAGACACCATCGCAAGGCCTTCCCTTGATACTTTTTATGAGGTTAATTTTTCTTTTGGTAAGCATTCAACTTGGTTAGGCACCAGTCCAAATAAAAATCGAACTCAAGGAAATGATTTCATGAGAAAGATGACCTTGTTATGCACCCAAGCTGAATTGCCTGGCACAAGTTTTGTTACTTCAAGTACAATTGGTCATCATCAAGGTATTCAAGAAGAGTTTCCAAATTTAAGAAATTTTCCTCCATTAAACATTACTTTTTATTGTGATGCGGATCAAGTTATATTAGAAGTTTTTGAGAGTTGGATGTCATTTATTAATCCAGTTTTTACGAAACAAAGAGATCTCAGTGCATTTACTCGATTTAATTATCCAGAGGAGTATAAGGAAATCATTCATATCACTAAGTTTGAAAGAGATTCTTTTACAAAAGATTCATCAGATTATAAATCCTCCTTTACACAGTATGAATTTGTAAATGTTTGGCCTTCTAATATGACATCGATGAGAGTTGCCTATGGTGATTCAAATGTGTTAAGATGTAGCATACAGTTTGCTTATGATCGATTCTTCACAACTTATACTAAGGATGCCTCACATAGACAATTTCCAACAAATACACCAAATGGTGATGCAAATGATTTCCCAATTACTAGAACTAAGGATCGAGTAATACAGGAAGATAATCAAATACTTTATGAGAACATTATGCTAAGATAGTTGAAGAATATCTAATACCACCTATATAAAATACTGAATCAAATATTATGCCATTACCAACCATTGAAACTCCAACCTATGAGTTAAAACTACATTCAATAAATAAAAAAATTAAATTTAGACCTTTCCTTGTAAAAGAAGAAAAGGTTTTAATTCTTGCACTAGAGTCACAGGATCAAGTTGGAATTACTCGTGCAGTCAAGGAAGTTTTAAAAAAATGTATTCTTACAAAAGGAATTGATGTTGATAGTCTTCCTACATTTGACATTGAACATATATTCTTAAATATTCGAGCTAAATCAATTGGAGAGGATATTAAATTAACTGTCACATGTCCTGATGATGGTGAAACAAAAGTTCCAGTTACAATATATGTGGATGAAATTAAAGTTATCAAACCAAGGGGTCATACAAAAGATATCAAACTAGATGATAAAATGACTCTTCGGATGAAATATCCATCACTTTCTCAATTTATTGAAAATAATTTCAGTACAGATGATGGAAAAGAGGATATAGTTGATAAAACTTTTCAAGTTGTCGCTGATTGCATGGACACAATCTATACTGGTGAAGATGCTTGGGATGCAAATGATTACACACCAGCGGAAAGACTTGATTTTGTGGAACAATTAAATTCACAACAATATAAAAAAGTTGAAAACTTTTTTTCAACAATGCCTAAATTATCACATAAGATTGAAGTTGTGAATCCAAACACGAAAGAAAAAGGTAGTGTAGTTTTGGAGGGTCTGGCTGATTTTTTCGCCTAAGTATTGCAAGAGAGGATCTTGAATCCTATTTCCGTATCAATTTTGCTCTCATGCAATACCATAAATATAGCTTGACGGAGCTTGAAAATATGATTCCGTGGGAAAGGGAAGTTTATATTTCTCTTCTTACAGAACATATTGAAAAGGAAAATTTAAGAAAACAACAACAAGAAGGCACTGGACGATATGGATGAAGAAGAATTAGAACAGGAATTGCCACAGAAACCTGATAAAAAGAAGATTGACGTAGGTGCTTTCTTTGATCGACTTAATCAGGTTGATGAGGTGGCTAATACTGCCTTAAAAAAATCTGAATCTAATTTGAGTGCGATAAATGCTAATAAAACTTTAATTAACAGCATATCAGTTTCAATCGAAGCGATGAAAACTGAGATCAGAGACATTGCAAATTATATTATAGTAGAAAGAAAAATTGAAAAAGATGAAGAAAAAGATAAAGAGTTAGAAGAACAAGATAGGAGACAGAAACAACAAATGACAGAGAGAGCTACTCAAGGAGCTCAAGGGCCTCAAGGGCCAAAAGGAAATGATGGACAACCAACAGATGAGAAACAAGGTGGTGGTTTCTTTGCAGGCCTTGGAAAATTGATTGGTGGTTTAGGATTAGTAGCTGGATTAGCTTTATTGGCGACAACTTTGGCTCCTATTATTTTACCCATTATGATTGGAGGAATAATTGTTGCAACCATATCAGCTTTCCGAAAACCTATAGGAAATGCGATTAGAAGTATAGGTAAAAAATTGGGTATTGGTATTGGTGATACGTCTAAAAAGACAATTGGAAAAGTGCCTCTGATTGGTGGAAGAGTGAATGATATGGCGGGCAAACTTGGTGGTGCGTTAGAAGAGAAAACTGATAATATTGCTAAAAGTTTAGAGGGACAATTAGATTCAGCTGGAGGAGGTGGTGGAACAGGACAAACCAGTGGTTCTAATTTAGCAATAACTGGTGCTGAAGGAGGTGCAGATGAGGTAGTTCAAGCTATCACTGATTCCGCAGATAAAGCTGAGGAGTCACAAACCAAAGATGAAATTGAGAGTAAAACTGAAGATAAAAAAGATGATCTTAAGTCAGATAATGAAACAGATGAATCAACTAAAGAAGAATTAGAACCAACTCCAAAAGAACGTAGAGGTTTTCTCTCACTTCTTGGTGGTGCTGCTGATGCACTAACAGGTGGTAGAACTGACTTTGATGGAATGGGTGATGGAGGAATGGTAGATCCTCGTAGTTCTAAACCGAATATTCCTACTAGAGGTGTAACTCCACGCAATACACCACAAGTTTCTGCTGCAGAATTAAAACCAACAACTACTTTAGTTCCTTTCGCTAGAACTATCAGTAATCAATATTTGTCAATAAAGAGTGCTAATCTACCACCAGAAGTTGCTAGGATGATTCAATAATGGCTGAAACTAAAATTTTCTTTACTAAATGTCGGTTGTGTCCGAATGGATCTTCTTTAAAGGAAGAGTATGGTATGGAAGGTGGATATCCAGAGGTTGATTACTTTGAAAGCATTGAAAGTCCCACCATATCAATGACAGTCAAATTTATTGATGTGGATCAGGTAATAGGTAGAAAAGGAATTACTGGTGGAGAATTAATTGAACTTACGGTGAAAGATGGTGATGAAGATGAATTTATAATTACAAAAGAACATAGAATGATGTTGAACGCTGTTATCGATTTAGAGACCACAGATACGAATCAAACAGCGACTCTAGAATTTATTTCAGAGGAAGCAATCATAAATGAAACTTCAAGACTGAATAAAAAATTTAGTGGAAATGTATCACAAACTGTAAAAGATATATTGTCGAAAGATAAGAAAGGAATTCAAACAAAAAAGAAAATATTTGGCCCAGAGAAAGAGACAATTGGTGAGATTGAAATTGAAGCTGACAGAGCTGCAAATTCTTATGCATTTGTAGGTAATTTGAAAAGACCCTTTGATACAATTCAGTGGTTGTGTCCTAAAACTCAATCCTCTAAAACAGGTTTTGGATTTTTATTTTTTGAAACTTTAGATGGTTATCATTTTAGATCTATTGAAAAATTATTGAAACAAGAAGCATTGAGATATGATAAAGCAGGCAGACCTTTACTTGATAGACCTTTAGTTTTACAAAGTAGAGTAAATCAAACAAATGATATTGGTATGAATTGTAGAATGGGAATGTATGCAAATAAAACAATATACGTTGATATTGAAAATCAGGGAGCTCAAGTTGTTGATTTTAAAATTAATGATTTGAATCCATTAAAACCAGTTAAACTTCATGGACTTGAAGAAAGACCAACTCGATTAATGCTTCGAGTCAATGATTTTGGAGTTGCACAAGTTGGGGCTGCAAAGTCCGAAACTGTGCCTGAGACTGAACTTGCCATTTATCAAAATAAATCTTATATTAGAAATAACTTATTATTTTCTCAATCTCTAAGTATATCAATACCTTTGAATACAACATTAAGGGCTGGTCTTGTAATTGACTATCGACAGCCCACAAAATCAGATGAAGGTGATGGATCAGATCCAATAGATTCATACGGAGATGAAGAATCAAATGATCCGAGTGGAAGATATCTCATTGCTGCATTAAGACATTTAATTGGTAGAGAAAAGTCTGAAACTCAACTTACATTAATTCGTGATACCTTTACCGCTTAAATAGTAAAAAATAACTAATCTTATGAAATCAATCGAAGATCACATGGAACACGATAAGAAAATTATCGATGATCCACAAGCAAACCCAGCAGCAAGAAGACATGCAAAAGAAGAATTGCATGAGCTTGAAGAATATGCAGAACATCATAAGGAAGAAATCGCAGCAGGCGATCATCATGATCCAAATGCCTTAGAAGTATTTTGTGACTTACATCCAGATGAACCTGAGTGTCTAGTATATGACGATTAATTAAATGTATAATCCTACTGAAACTAATTTTATAGGAAGAGATCCTATGCAATGGTGGATCGGTCAAGTTACCGATCCAGTTAAGGGAGAGTGGGAACAATCTAGAGAAAGACAACAAGGTGAGGATGGTGAAGATGTTTATTCTCACCGTGTTCGTGTTCGTATTGTAGGATATCATGGTGGTGATAATGATTTACCTGATAAAGATTTACCAATGGCACATGTTTTGATGCCGCCTGGCGAGTCAAGCACTGGTGGTCGTGGTAGAACCATGAACTATCATGGTGGTGAGGTCGTTGTTGGATTTTTCTTTGATGGTGCGGATGCACAACAACCAGTGATATTTGGAACTTTATTTAAACAACCTTTTGTGAAGGATGAACTTAAACAAGATAAGTTTGATGCATTTAAACAAACAGACTTTATTCCATATACACCGCCAGATGTAAGACAAAGAACTGGTACGGATAAAGTATTTGAGGAGTCGCCTTGGGGTGGAAGTTTTACAAAATTTGCTGCAATTGTTGGTGGTAAAGTCATTGCTACTTCAGTTCTTGCACAAAAACAATCTAATAAAGATACAGATGTAAAGATTGAAAATGCTACAGGATGTGAGGATAATGAAATATCAAAAATAAAAAATGCTTTGAAACTTTTTACTGACGAGATGAAAGCCGTTCAAGATATTGGAGGATTAACAGTTGATCCAAGTTACGGTGGTGTTTTTAATAAATCTGAGGAAATAAAATTAACTTCAATGAAGATTCATGCATCGATGTCAAATTTAATGCGTCGTGGTCGTTCATTTGTCATACAAGAGTCAATGGAAAAATTATCTTTGAAGTTAAAAGATGAGACACCTGTGACACTACAGGCTGGTGTAGGAGAGGCTGCTAAGAATTTGAATGATATAATATTTTGTAATTTTGAAAAGATTAATGAACAACTAATGGGTTATCTTGAGAAGAGTCTGGAAAATATGTTAGGAAAAGTATTAGATGTTCCTCTTTGTGCTGCTGAAGCTTTTTTGGGTGATATGTTTGGACAGATTAATAATATCATGGATAATCTCATGGGAAGCACATTTGATCAAATGAATAATATCGCAGGCGGTGGTATTGGTGCTCCAAGTGAAACATTTTCAAAAGCAATTAAGTTTGCAAATATTGTTTCAAATGCTCTTGAATGTGATGCACAGAATTGTCCTCCAAATACTACATTAAGTGGAAAGAGTGGAGTTGGATTAGATCCAGATGATTCCTTTGGTGGTGTCTTTGACATTGCAGGCATAAATTCTCTTAAAAATAAAGGAGAAGGATTGTCAAGTATGCTTGATGGTATTCTTCCAGATGTTAGTGAAGCAGATGTTACGCAACCAGATTGTAATACTAATGTTCTCAAGTGTGGCCCACCAAGAGTTGATTTTATTGGAAGCACAGATGGTAAAGGTGCGAGTGGTGAAGCAATTGTAAATGTACTAGGTCAAGTAATTGGTGTTGCAATCAATGAGCCAGGATCGGGATATGTAGGGCCACCAGCACTTACATTTGTTGATGGTTGTGATAATGGTTATGGTGCTGGTGGTTACGTTCGTATCAAAGATGGTTCAGTTACAGATGTTGTGATTACAGATGGTGGTCGAGATTATATACCAAATACTACAGAAACCGATATGGATGGAAATGTAAAAGAAGTTATTCCAGATCCAAATGCGAATTATTCTGGTGCAAAATCTTATGTTACTACCTTATCAGATCTTGTTGTTGAAAATGCTGGTTTTGGTTATGAACCAACCGACACTGCTACGGTTGTTGGTGGTGTTGGAAAAGCTGAAGTTGAATTAAATGTTGTAGGTGGTCGAATTGTGGGAGCAAATATCGTTAATGCTGGATTTGGATTTACTAAGATTCCAAAATTGAAAATAAATAGTGACACAGGAGCTATTGCAAAATTATCACCAGTTCTTAAATTTACTGAGGTTGATGATGCAGTTCAAACTGCTGGTCAATTCGTAGATCTACCTCAAGAGGCTGTTGTAACCGTAATTAGTTGTATCGAAAAGTAAAATGTCAGATTTATCTCCAAAAGACGGAAAAAATTATGAACGCATAGCCTTTGAGCGACATGTTCAATCAAGTGGTGATATGGACAGCATACATGGCATGTCAAATTACCAAATTTTAACTCAAGAATCACAACTTTTTGGGTTTTATGCTGATACTGGACAAGGAAAAGGTGGTCAAGGTGGGCCTGGAACTGGTAAGCATGTATTAAACACGCCAGGAATGTCATTAGAAGTTCTTGGGAAAGGTTTAAAAGTTAGGGAAGAAGGTGATATCACACAACTTCCAGCTAAACAGTTTGATCTTAAGAGAGGTGATTTTGGAATTCTTTGTGAAAATGGAGATGTCACGATTCGAGCAAGAAATATTAATATTATTGCAGAGGGTGGTGGTAATCAAGATGGTCAAATAATTATTAAAGCAAATCGAAAGATGTGTTTAAGAGCTCCTGATATTTCTGAGGAATGTGAAAAATTCATGTGTAGAGCAACACAAGAAATTGATATTCAAACCACAGTGCAAAAAACTTTGACTACGTTTAATACTGCAATAGAGAGAATGGACGCAGATTTTGGTGCGAATGCTAAAACTCTTATTGATTCAGTAAAATTAAACATACCAAATGTAGGTGAAAAATTAGACTCAATCAAAACTAAAGGATTTAAAGCACTTGATATGCTCGAACAAGGAAAAGAAGCTCTTATTGAAGCAAAAAATAAATTTGAAGAAAAATCTGAGGAAATTTCTGAGAGTATAGATACTGAAGAACTGGATCAGATAGGTGAGCAACTTGGTGGTGTCGCTGAGGACATCGGTGCTCAACTTGAAGAATCAGAAGCATTTGATGAGTTACAAAGAAGACTTGGTGGAATTTTTGGAGGATAATTATGAGTTCTAAATCAAGACTACAACTTGATAAATTAGTCATCGGTGGAGATGACGTATCAACAAAAATAGGTTTAAAAGATGAAGCACCAACTGGAACTTTAGTTTCAAATGGCCCTGTTTATATTGGCGAACCTACAATGTCTTTGTTGGCAGGAGGTTATGAAGCTTTTTTAAACGTAGCGTCAAACCCTGCAAAACAATTACCTATTAATAGACAACCAGAGATAGATGCAGATTTAGCAATTCAATCTGATGGTAATGTAAATATCAGAGGTGATAGTAAAACAGATCATGGATTGGATGTCTCTGGTGGTGCGACTGTTGATGTTTTAAGAGTTCGTGGTGATGCTTTCTTTGATGGTAACGTTGATTGTGGCAATAAGGGAAGACTTGCAGCCAGATTCGCAGTTGCAGATAGCAAACCAAAACCATTTGATTTAGAACATCCAACAAAGGGAAAGGGTCATCGACTTCGTTATGCGTGTATTGAAGGCCCCGAAGTTGGAGTTTATTATCGTGGTAGATTAAAAGGTAAAAACATTATTGAACTGCCATACTATTGGAAAGATCTTGTTCATGAAGATAGTATCACAGTTCAACTACAACCAATTGGTAAGAATCAAAATCTTGTGATTGAAAGTTTTAATAGTTCGTATGTAGTGATTGAAATTGGTGCAAATCAAGATTTATTAACTAATGAAATTTTAATTGATTGTTTTTATCATGTATATGCTGAGAGAAAGGATATTAATCCATTAATAGTTGAGTATGAAGGTGATAGTTGGGAGGATTATCCTGATCCTAACTTTAATCCGAACAAAGTTGATGATGATAAAAAAACTTATAACGATCCTCAGTTCTCTGGCCCACCTAACACAATCACAAGTTCATAAATAAAACAGAAGAAAATTTGTACATAGCCCAATAAGATGCCTCTTTCAAGACTGGAGAATTTTCTAAAGAATA